GGGACATATTTTTGAAGGGCTTGAAGTATGGCTTTCATACGATGAAAGATTACAAAAAATGAGAAGCAAAGTCACGTCATTAAGGGGATGGAACAGAACTGACGAAGGAAAAGAAGAATTTATAAGAAAATACAATTGTGAATTCAGTATTAGTAATTTGCCTAAAAAACCTAAGTCATTGGAGAAAGAAAGGCAATTACGCTTTGTAATTAATACGACCCAAGGTAAGAAAATAGAATTAACTGGCTTGACTAAAGAAGAAATTAAAGAAAAACTAAGGGAAATATACCCAAGGTTTAACGATGAAACTCTTGATAAAATAGTTAACAACCCTAAGTTTTATGTAAACGAAGGAATACGTATGAAAAAGAAAACTTTAAATGAGGTGGATTTATCTAAAAATAATACGCAAGAAACCATTGAACGTAGGGAAATGGTAAGAAAAGTTGATGATAATACGTTCGAAGTTTCGATAGAATAAGACATTTTTATATATTAAAGATATTTATTTAAAAAATATATCTAATTGTGAGGGTTATACTAACTGAAACGCAGCTATGCAATATAATAGGTAAGAGTATGCTTTCAGAATATAATGTTTCTGATGGCAACGCTAACCATAACCCTTACAAGAAGAAATTCGATAGAGGAAGAGATTTGCTTCAGAATCTATTGGAAACGCAAGGAAGGGTTATGACCAACATAGAAAACGCTAAAGATTATTACGTTTTTGAGGTTTATGCTCTTTCACAACTTTTAGGATTAAGGTATTGCCTATGTAGGGCAATAAAGGAAGGAGAAGCTGTAGGCACCGTAATGCTTAAGCCCCTTTCAATGTTTAAGATAAAAAATTATTAATAAAGATTTAAAATAAATGAGCAACTTTGATAGTCAGATTAGCAGGATGAAGGCTATGATGAATTATGGCTTGCAGACTGAAAACAAGAACCAGCAATACAAGTCTGTGGAATATCAGAAGCTTGGCGCTGATGGTAAAACATACGGTATTGTAAGAGAAGGAACCAAATACTACATTAAGGTTTCTGAATCAAATAAGCCCAACTTGCTAAAGGAGGACTTTAAATACATCGGTGGTTTTATTAACAGAAAAAACGATGAGTACACTAGCTACGCTAATGCACTTAAGAATTTTGAAATGAAGATGTCTTCTATTAAGGAATCTGTAGGTGACAAGAACTATGTTGTTGAAACTTGGAATCCTGAGAAGAATGAATATCTTGTTATTGAGGCCACTGATAAAATGAAGGCTGAAATCGACAGACAGCGTCAAATTATGAATAATGCCTCTATGATTATGGAAGGTAAGGAATGCAATGGTAAGTGTTGCGCTAGCGCTCCATTTACTGAGGTGTTGACAAATGGCGATGCTGAAGATATGGACAATGTTGCAGACCAAGATGGAAACAACATTGGAAAGTCAAAGGAACCTGTAAGGGGAAAGGTTAAAAAAACTACTGCAACAGACAAGGCCAAAACTGTTAAGGAATCAGCAGAACCTCTTGCTTGGCACAAGGAGGGCGGCGATGCGAAAGAAAACATCGCAGACACCTATATGGATACAACTCACGGAACTGAAATCGGAGATAGTGCTCCTTTCGACAAGGCTAAGAATGACGAATCCGAACTTGAGAATGGCACTGTAGAAGAAGAGGTTGCTATGCACGCTGAGGGTGAAAACCAGAATAGTCCCGAACCAGGCGTAAACGACAAGGGCGACAGCGCACCTTTCGATGAAAAGGTTAACGAGTCTGTTGACGAATGTGGATTGACAGAAGACGACGACATCGAAGATGACGTTGAGTCAGACGATTTCGAAGAGGATGAATTAGGCGACGACGTTGAAACTGAAGACTTTGAGGAAGGCGGTGATGATTTAGATGGTGACGACGTTGAAAGTGATGACTTTGGCGACGAAGATGCAGATGACGAACTTGAGCCAGCCGATGATTCTGAGGAAGATGACAAGGGTGAAATAGAAAGCCTTAAGGATGAGATTTCTCAACTGAAGGATATGATTTCAAGCCTTATGGATAAAGTAGGTGTGTCAAGCGAGGAACAAGCTGAGATTGAATTTAATGACGAGCCTCTTTATGATGGCGAGACGGAAGAAGATGCTGCTGAATCTGAGATTGGGGCTGAAGATGGCCTTGATGATGATTTCGAAGAAGATGATGATTTTGAAGTTTATGAATCAGCTAGCTACAAGAGACTTAAGAATAAGTTGAATGAAGATAGACTAAATGTATTCGGCAAGCATCCCGCTTATCAAAAGAAGGTAATGGAACTTCCACCTACTGGAGAGGATAAGAATGAGCACGGCGAGGATTGGAACGATGAATCTGTTTACAGCGAAGAGCCATTTGGTACTAAGATTGGAAGCAGCGCTCCTTTTGAGGTAGACCACGAGAAAATTGACAATGCAATTGCAGAATCCATTAAGAAGGTTCTCGGTTCAAGGAAAAATTTTTAAGTGAGCGTCACGTTATCAAGATTCCAAACCAAACTCAACCAATGGATATGGGTGGAGAAATACCGCCAATAGACCAACCACCAATGGGAGGCGAAATGCCTCCTCAAGGTGAAGGTGAATTTGGAATGGAAGAGCCACAGTCTGATGAAGGAGAAGGTAAGGAAGATTTGCAGAGTATGGCTGGAAAGATGTCTAACATAATCCAAAATGGAGTAAATGTTGACAAAGATGATGTAAAAGCAGCACTTAATATGATAATTGCACAAGCAAAGAAAGTGCTAGATGGAAATGACTTAAAAGCTTCTGCTGACAAACTTACAAATGTGGCTGATGCATCTGTAGAAAACGATGAAAATAGCGAAATGATGCCGCAAGAGGAACCACAAGGAACTCCACAACAAACGGAAGGACGTGAATACCTCAGAAAGGCCGTAAATGAAATATTAAACGACCTAAACGGTAACGCTGACGCTGAAGACGAAAAAAGATTTAATCAAAAAATGACAAATAAGTCTATTAGGCAGAATAATCCTTATTTGGCGAATAGATAAATAAAATGGCAAGGAATTAAACCTTGCCATTTTTGTGTTTAAATACTATTTATTTATATAAAATTGTCTATTATGGAATTTAATTTTTCAAAGAAAGATATTAAAATTTCCTTACTAAACGAGGGAAATGATTATAAGATTTACCAAAAAAAGAATTTGGCTCTTAATGAAGATATGGAAGATACTTCTTTTGCATCTGATGTTGATGACTTAGATGATGCAAAGAACGATAGTAAAACAAACGATGTTGTTATAAACAAGGCATCTACTGATGGCAATAGCTCAACTAATATACCAACGCTTGACATTGATGCAAAAAATGTTAGTGATGCGAAACAAAAAATAAAGCAAAATAACATAAACCCAAATGTCAATAAGCTTGGAAATAATGTGAATTATAAGGTTCATATACAATCTTCAGTAGATTCTAGACCAGTAATGGAAGGAAGAAAAAATAGCGTAAGACTAACAAAGTCTGAACTTAATGAAATGTTTAAGAAATAATGTCAAAGCGTATCATCATAAAAGAAAGTTCTCTTTATAAAATGCGAGAGCAACTTAATGAAGAGGCAAGTAGTACAAACTTGCCTCGTTTTCTCTTTGATGATGTGAAGGAACATAACACATCTCTAGGAGATAGTAAAGCGTTTCCAAATTTTGGTCACTATCCATATGACTATAAGATAACGAAGATGCGTTATCTTGAAGTTAAAGAAACTATTGAAAGTTTGGTTGGTGAGAAGAATCCAGACATCAACACGCTGTTAAGTGATGTTTCAAAATTAACTAAAAAGGCAATCGAAATTGAAAGGCCTATAAGGGATAATCTTGTAAAATTATGTGAAAATGTGGTTACAAGGTTGTTTTTAGTGCCAGAGGATACAATTGTGCTTGATTTAAGTCTTGTAGATAAATTAGAGCCAAGACATCCTTTTATGGTGCATCCAGAGGATGGGGACTATAAGTTTAAAAGTTCTGAAGATGCTGAAAATGCAGCAAACGCAATCGAGAAAAGAAGGTTTATCGATGCCTTAATACAAGGCGCAGCGACTGAATTTTCAAAAAATATTGCTTATTATTCTGAAGAATTAGATGAAATAAACGGCGAACTTGGTGAACTTTATGAAAAAATTATAGCCATAAACAATTATCTTTTATTCGTTAAACAAGAAAAGATAAAGGATGACAAACCTATGCAAGGTGGGTTTGTTGAAGTTGAACTTGGCACTTCTGAAGAAAAAACAATAATAACAGCCCAAGGATTAATTTTTCCTTATTTGTTGCACGAAGCAGTAAGGGGGTTATTCGAATTGTTTGCATCAAAGGGTCTTCCGCAAGATAATAGAATGGCAAAATATGTTGTGCAAAATGCTGACTTTATTCTTGCTGAACCTTGGGATTTAAGGTTAGGGTGTACAATGTGGTCAACAATAACAAACAACATTGAAGACACAAAGATAATCCCATTCTTTTTCTCAGAACTTTGCCAACTTCCAATGGAAGAGTTTAACAAGAAGGTTAAGGAAATTTTAGGATGTACTGAAGAAGGAGACGAATATTCAAGAGAACTTATAAATGTTGCAAAAGAACAATTTGAGATGTCTGACTTCGAGCATATGGTTGCAAAGAAGAACAGCGAAGCTGGTCTTATTTCTGACGAATATATTTCATCAGATGAATTAGACAATTATATGATAGATGAACCAAAGAACATAAAAGGAACGATAGAAGAGGACGAAATCAATGAGTATTCAACTCCAGATGAATTAAACACTTATGATGTTCGAGCTGATTGGGGCGACCGCTCTTACCCTTTTGTTGTTCTAAATGACAGTGGAAAAACAATACTAATTGGGAAAAAAGAGTCTTCTCACAATAGTATGAAATGTGAGGTAATCTCAAAATTAACCAATGTTGATTTAGATATTGTATATTCCATATTAAAGAGTGATTATACAGATATGTATGATTATTTTATTACAGCCGATGGGAAGAGTTTTTCGGAGGAAACACGAGACAAGGTTTTAAAATATGAAAAAGGAAGGGTTTTAAATAAGTCTTTATATCTTTTAGGTAGATTCTGGCCAAATATTGGGGATAACGGAGAAACATATATATCAATATGGCTTAACGGAAGATTTATCAGTGCGCTTGAGAATGTTGGCGATTATTCTTTAGGCGTACAGCAACAAGCTTCTGAAGATGATAATGACGCAATATCTTTTGATGTGAATAACGATTGGACAAGTCGTGTTTCTCACCATATTCCAAGCAGAATAGGAAGAGATACTATTAATACAATTATTCGTGTTTTGAAGACATATGGAATTGAGAGTATGAAGGGGTGCTATCTAGCACTAGGAAATTCTGTCGTTAATCTAGAAGACTTGGAAAATGGTAAAAGTGATGCATCAGTATCAAGCGACGATGAAGAGAGATTTGCCAAACAGCGTAACATACACTTGATGAATCAACAAGATAAAAGAAAAGCGCTTTCTAGTTTTAGAGATGCAAAAAATAGAGTTTGGCAAAGTAGGTTCAACCAAACGCCTTCAAAAACAGGCGCCGAATGGCACAATATGGTGTACCAAGAAGGAGTAGTAAAGGAAAACTCCGTTGATGAATATTCAACGCCAGATAAAATAGACACTAGTGACTATAAACTTAGCTATAAAGATGGTGGAATTCCATTCATTGTTATGAATGATAGGGATAAGACTGTCTTTTTTGGAGATGAAGAGCAAACGCATAATGAAATGAAATTAGAAATTATTGCGTTTGAAGTTGACGCAACTGAGAGTACAGTTGAATCAATTGTCAAAGATGAATTTTATCCAGTTTACGATGAGGATGATGAACCAATAGATGATTATTATACTAACGATGATGGTGAAGAGTTTGACGGTTATACAATATCTTGCGTAAAAGAATACTATGATGATGCAAATATGTTAAATAAATGTGCATATCTATTTGGAAGAATGTGGCCTTGGTGTGGAGAAGAGTCAGAAACATTTATATCTATTTGGTTAAATGGAAGATTTTATAGTTATAGTGAAGATGACGATGAAGAATACTATTCTAATATAGATGGTGATAATGAAGATGGCGTAGAAATGAATATATCTGACTACGACGAGTTTGGAGATGAAGTTTATGAAGGAAGTAGATTGCCTAAGAGGTTAAGTAGAGATGTCATAGAAACTTTAGTTAAAGTCGCTAGAGAATATGGAATAGATGATTTGGAAAAAACGTATCTATGTATTGGCGATACAAATATTACATTGTTTGACTTGTATTATGGAAAAGAAAAAGTAGAAGTTTCGCAAGAAGACGAAAGAGAATCCGCAAATCAAAGAAACATTCACTTGATGAACCAACAAGATAAAAGAAACGCTCTGCAAAACTTCAGGCAGAATAAAAATGCAATTTGGCAACAGAAATATAACCAAACACCTTCAAAAACTGGAGCTGAATGGCATAATATGATGTATCAAGAGGGGGTTATTAGGGAAAGTATTGGAGATGAACATAAGATAAGTTTCAAACCACAAAAGATAGAAAATAATTGCTATCAAATGCACGTGTTGTTGGATGGTGAAGAATTTCCTGTCGAATATATTAATTTCTATGTTAACCCAAGGGAAATCCAAGGGCAAACGTTATACCAACCTCATATTTTTATAGCCCCAGAATTGCAAAGACACGGTTTTGCATTTGCCATATACAAACAATTCATAAGAGAATATGGTAACTTATATAGTGGTAAATTGAGATGTATGAATACAGATGCAATCAACCCATTATATGAAAAACTAGGAAGGGAAAGTGACATAAACGTTGACAATGTTACTGATGCAGATGGAAATGTAATAGGAACTCTAGCTTGGCTTGCCTAAAATAATATGCAAAGATAATATGTTATGATTGATTTTGAACAAATGCAAACTGACTATGCAGTTTGCTATGCTGATAAAACAAGGATAAAATTCATTGAAAAATATCTTTCTACATTTAATGCAAATGCTGGCCGAATGACGCCTTTCAAACTGTTCCCAAGACAGAAGGTATTTTTAAAGAGTATCGCAGATAATAAAGCGTCAATAGCAATTAAGCACAGGCAATGCGGGATTACGACTATATCATCTGCTTGGATTTGTGGGCAGATAGTGTTTGCAGACCCAGATAGTCCAGAAAACATTCTATTAATTGCCAATAAAAAGGAACAAGCAATAGAACTTCTTTATAAGATTAGGGATTTCTTACTACAAGTTCCTAGATGGTATTGGGGTGAGGACTATTATTCTCCAGACCCAAAGTCTGAAAAGAACCAAAAGGATATCTTTGTAAAAAACAATCAAGCAATGCTTGAGTTGTTTAACGGATGCAAGGTTTATGCTAGAGCGTCTAGTGCAAACGCCGCTCGTGGTATTTCTGCTGTTTCAATCCTAATATTTGACGAGGCTGCGTTTATTGAAGACGGGCTTGCAACTTATTCTTCTGCTGTGGCAGCTACGGCTTCAGTGCCGCACGCAAAGATTATTATGGTGTCAACGCCATACGGTCACGACGAGTTGTACTATAACACCTATAAGCAAGCGATTGCAAAGGAGAACAACTACGTGGCAACTGAGTTTAAATGGTATCAAGACCTACGATACAACAAATTCTTGAAGTGGTGGAAGAAGAATCAAGATACTGGAGAAGTTGAATACTATACTGAGCCAACAATAGATGACAGTGGTTCTGTCGTATATGACGAGGAACATTGGAAGGAAATGGAGCATAATGGTTGGAAGGCTACATCTCCTTGGTACGAGGATATGTGCAAGTCTTTCAATAATGACTCCCAGAAAATTGCTCAAGAGCTTGATGTATCGTTCCAAGGTTCGGCAAACAACGTTGTTGACCCATCTATAATAGATATGCATCGAGAAGTTAACGTAAGAGAACCATTGGAAAATATGTCAGACCCATTGGCTGAGGAAACTTGGTTTTGGAAAGCGCCAATTGAAGGACATAGGTATATAATGAGTATTGACCCTAGTAGGGGTGTTAGCGAAGATAGAACTGCAATTGAAGTTGTTGATATGGATGGTAGGGATGACAATGGTTTGCCTATCATAGAACAAGTAATGGAATATGTCGGCAAGAGGCTTGGTGATGATGTTGGTACTATGGCATACAATTATGGAACACTATATAATAATGCTTATATCGTTGTAGATGCCACTGGCGGTGCTGGTGATGCTCTCATATTAACGCTACTGAATATGGGTTATAAAAATATGTACTATGAAGACAACAGTCAGAAGACATATACTGTTCAAAATAGCACTAAAGAAGTTGATGATGTTAACAACAAATTACCAGGATTCCACTTTCAAGGAAACCGTTATGCAGTACTAGGAAATTTCGCTGGTATGGTACGTTCAAATGAGCTTAAGATACGCTCTATACGTGTCATTAATGAATTGGAAACGTGGATTTTCAAGGAGGGAACTGGTCGTATGGACCATATGTCTGGTGCTCACGACGATACCTTAACATCTCTTGCTATGGGTATGTTTGTAATGCAATTCTCTCTTAGTAAGATTGAGGATAAAAAGAGAAAGGATGCTGCAATTTTGCAATCATATATGATTGGTGGTGGAACTAGTTATCATAGAGATTATAATAATAATAAAAGTGTTGATATGACGCCTAAAAACGGTTTACCATTCTATAATGAAAAAACGCTTACAAAGTATTCAAACAACATAAATGGAAATTTAATGTGGCTGTTTTCCACAAAAAGATAGTATATGTCTTGATATTTATAAGGAAAGACGTATTTTTTAAAAGTTAAACAATATAGAAATGGCAAATAGAGTACTTACTGTGTTTCAGAATCTAGACAGAACAATTACTGGTAATTGGGATGCTGTTAATCAGAAACACATAAACAAATATGATATGTCTTCCTTGAATGGTAGTGATGTTATTTATAAAGCTAAGGACAAGGAAGATTATGTAAAAACAAAACTTGAGCTTCAGCAAAATGCTTACTTAAGCAATGTTTGGAAGAAAGCAAATGCAGACCTTACAATACAAGCATTTAATGGGTTGAATAACATTAAGCTAATGTATAGGGATGCGGAATTGATGGATGCGTTTCCTGAGATTGGCGCTGCACTTGACATTGTTTCAGAAGAATCTACTATTGTAAGTGAAAAGAATGGGCAAGTGGTTAATGTTTATTCCTCATCTCCTAGAATTAAGAGCGTGTTAGAGGATTTATTCGTTAATCGCCTTGATTTGCAAGTTACTGCTGTAATGATTATCCGTGCAATGTGTAAGTATGGAAACCAATTTATGTTGCTTAACATAGATAACAAAATGGGTATTACAGGATGGAGGCAACTCCCAGTGTACAACGTGGAAAGGCTAGAAAATGGTATTAACAACCAATATAGTTCTCAAGTTGTTGTGACATCTAATAACACAAAAAACAATGAAGATTTATCCACAAAATTCGTATGGACTGATGCTCAAAATTCTAATCAAGTCGAATATAGAAATTGGCAGATAGGACATTTTAGACTATTATCTAATTCATTGTTCCTTCCGTATGGCGTTTCATACTTAAACAACGCTCGTAGGCATTTCCGTATGTTGTCTCTTATGGAGGATATGATGCTTATCTATCGTCTTGAGCGTTCAATAGAAAGACGTATTTATAAAATATATGTTGGAGCAATTGACGATGCTGATGTTAAAGCATATGTTGAAGAAATCGCAAATAATTTTAAAAGGACACCAATAGTAGACCCACAAACAGGACAAATTGACCTTCGTAAGAATCTTTTAGACGTTTCTCAAGATATTTTCATACCAGTGAGAAGTGAAAATGCACCTACGCCAATTGATACTTTGGCTCCAGCGCAAAACCTCACGGCAATGGATGATATTAAGTTTGTACAAAACAAGGTGCTAACAGCTCTTAGGATACCTAAATCTTTTTTGAACTTTGAAGAAGCTGCTGGCGACGGTAAGAACTTGGCGCTTATGGATATCCGTTTCACTAGAACTGTTAATAGAATACAGCAAGCATTCTTAATGGAGTTAACAAAGATTGCTAGCATTCATTTGTATTTGTTAGGTTTTGAGGATGAGTTGACTAATTTCTCATTATCAATGAATAATCCTTCCACACAAGCTGAACAACTTCAGATTGAGAATATTCAGAAGAAATTATCGGCAGTGAGAGATGCGGTGTCAGACCCAGGAAATGGTCTTCCAGCGATGTCTATGACTCGTGCTCTTAAGGAGATTATGAAATGGAGCGATG